CCATGCCGTTGTATGGGTAGCGAGTTCAGGGCTGATGCTTATTTTTTTGTCTTTATTTGGTGTGTATGTGGTATAACTTGATTTGGTGGTATTGCTACTTTAATCCCTTCACAAATACTTGCATACTTGCCTGCAAAAGTTACACCTAAATTAGCTTGCTCACCGCAGAGCTTTAAACGAAACATGGCGGTTTCTAACAGGGTTTTTTGATATAACAATTCTTGATTTTTAATATTTACCTCTGTAGCTTTCAAACATAGTTCTGGTGCTTTACCTAAAGGCACAGTTATTTGTGCAGATATTCCATAATTCAAATTAAAATTTTCTTTTTCAAATCTAGGTGTTTCTTGTACATATTTTATCTCGCCAGTATCTTCATCATAAATATTTTGTCTTGTGACTGTTTCTTTAGGAGTGTTAAAAGACCATGCATCTGTAACGTAAGGAGTGATTGTTAGACTTGGAGAGCTACATATTATACCCTGAGACATTCTAAAAACTGGTGTAGATTGTGGAGCTATCATGGTTGCATTATTGTTGACAGTTCCTTGTGCATTACTGCTTGGAGATGCCACTGTTGTATTAGCTAAAACTTTTGTAGGACAGAGAATAAGAGCTATTGCCCAAAGGTAGTTTCTACAGTTGTTGTTGTTGTGGTGTTTATGGTGCGGTTTATTGTTGTTATTGTGTCGATTCCACTTCCAATCACTGATTCTACGAGAGAGAAGGGCTGACCCTCGTTTACTATTTTCCATCTTGGTACACCTTCCAGATTAGGACTTGTATATGAAAAGTTAATACCATTAACTGTCTGTGTAGATTCTGCTGTAGGTATTGAATTGATATATCCATTAATATCATTGCTTTCAATATTATGCCCTGAAACACTCACAGAATAACCTGTGCGGTATTGATAGCTGGTAATATTTTCTGTTACTACACTCTGGGAAGTGGAATTTGTGCTTGAACTTCCTGTGCGAAACGTTGGTATGACTGGGTTTGCGAGGATTTTGACAGGAAATAATATTATTAATAACAGCCAAAATTTAATCAATGGTAATCGTTACTGTTGTTTGTCCTATACAGCTTGTACCACTGCCGCCTGCTGTACAAGTATGAACTCCACTGGATAAACTTGTCATACCTAAAGATCCCGCTGTTCCGCCTGATCCTACTGTTGTCTGTCCTCCAAGATGAGGTAAAGCGGAAATACCTGATGATGGTGTTATAGCAGATGGTGTTGCATCACCTACTGTTAGTGATTCTGTTAATGAAAATGCAGAGCCAGCACTTGTAATAGCCTTATCAGTCTGTATTAAAGCTGGCACTGAATCAGTCAATGATCCAACATTTAAACCACCAATAGCCCCAGACGTTGTAGATCCTCCGCTAGTTACAGATGGGGTAATATTATTACCTGATAATGAATAAGTCGTACCAAGTTTATTTGTAACGCTATATGGCATATCTACTGTGATCTGTGCAGATGTTGTAAATTTCTGCGATATATCAGCAAAAGCGGCTGAAGATGGCAAAAAACAGGCAATAAGTAGCAGTTTTTTCATTTAATACCCACATTATTGTTCTTATTATCTACTATAACGTCTTTTTTGTTGTTATTTCTATTACCTTTGATGGATAAACCAAGCGAAGCGGTAGAAGCTGAAAAAATACTTGCAATAAATGTCGGGTCAAAATCTACAATCTTTTTTCCGTCTGCTGGTTCATAGTATGAAAGACTTAACAGCGTGGCCGACCAAATCAGAATACAAATTTTAACGACTGTTTCAACTTTGCTTGGTTCTTGATCTTCCATAAAAGGTAACTACCTAAATGTGTGAGGAGATAGCGTTTTAAAGCTAATATAGGTAGTTAGCCAAAAATAACAAATATTGGTATGTTTGGAAAGAAACATATTAGAAAAATGACAGCTTTATTAAAACCATTACTTTTAAATTTTGCTAGAAGTGAGAGTCTCAGAAAATTGTGTCTTGAAATTTTACGCTACTGCGTAGATAAAACTGATAATGATATTGATAATTCTTTGGTTGATTTGTTAGAAAGTAAATTATTTCCAGTTAAATGAGTAACAAGGATTTCTTTAATATAGAACTTGAAACTCCACCACCAGAACTAGAACTTTCTGTCGAAATGAGATGCAGAGAAGTTATGAACAGTAAAAACTTTGATGAAGTTAAAAAATATTGCATACATTTAATCAGATATCAAATGAAACAAGACGTTTTTTTAGCTGGTATGTTAGGACGATTAGCAGAACTTGAAGCGTTACACGTTATAAAACAAACAAGAAAAAAAACATTATGGAAAAGACTTAAGGCTGTGTTGAGCATGTTCAGATAATCTTCCATCCTCCCACAAAACTTTGTAATAATACTGATCAACTCCTAATTTATTTTTTCT